ATAGATCTACTACTCACAGAACAAGGAGAAAGAGTAAATTTACCCACATATGGGGTAGGATTAAAAAATTTGCTATTTGAAAATGATGTAGACCCTGAAGTAATAAAGGGTACAATAGAAAATCAAATGAGACAATTCCTAAATACAGTAAACTTAATAGACGTACAAGCAGGAACCTCAGAAGATATGCATACTTTATTTATACGTATAGCTTATTCTTTTGCGGGCAGAGATGAAGACTTAGCAGAATTATTAGAATTACAATTCTCAGACAGCGCTGGAGGGGGAGGGGTTTAATAAAATTAAAAAAAGATGGCTTATAACAAAGTAACAAATAAAATACAAGATAAAGAAGTAAAATATTTAAGCAAAGACTATAATTCATTTAAAAGTCAACTTATAGAATTTACTCGAAACTACTTCCCTAATAACTTTAATGATTTTAGTGAGGGAAACCCAGGTATGATGTTTTTAGAAATGGCTTCATATGTAGGTGATGTTCTATCTTTCTATACAGATACTCAAATCCAAGAAAATTTTTTATCATTAGCACAAGATAAAGAAAGCTTATATAATATGGCTTATGCTATGGGCTATAAGCCAAAAATGACTAATGCTGCTAATGTTCTTTTAGATATATCTCATTTAGTCCCCGCAAAATTAGATGGCACAGAATATGTGCCTGATTATGATTATTCTTTAAATGTAAAAGCTAATTCTACTTTTACTTCTGTTGAAGGGGGATCTATATTTTATTTAACTGAAGATGCTAATTTTGATTATTCTTCTTCTTTTAGTCCTGTTGTAGCAAGTATTTATAGTTATGATGAAACTAATAACCCTGAATATTATTTACTTACTAAAAGATGTAAAGCAATTTCAGGAACTACAAAAACTGAAACCTTTGAAATAGGAGCTGCTACAAGATTTAAAACCCTATCTTTATTTGATAATAATATAATATCTATAGAATCTGTAACCGATTCTGATGGCAATGAATGGCATGAAGTTCCTTATTTAGCACAAGATACTAAATTTGAAGAAATAACAAATACAGGAGCTAATGATCCTGAATTACACCAATACAGCTATGAAACTCCTTATTTACTAAAATTAAAAAAAGTACCCCGAAGGTTTGTAACAAGAATAAAACCTAATGGATTAATGGAACTTCAGTTTGGAGCAGGAGTTAGTGATAAAGCTGATGAGCAAATTATACCTAATCCAGATAATATAGGATTGGGTATAAATGAAGGTAGAAGCAAATTAGATTATGCTTATGACCCTTCAAACTTTATGTATACAAAAGCATATGGACAAGCCCCTTCAAACACCACAATAACTGTAAAATATTTAGTGGGTGGGGGTTTAAAATCAAATGTAAATAGCAATACTATTATAAAGATAGGGAGTCTTATTCGTGACTTTAAACCTAATATAAATGCATCTATGAGAGACTTTGTAGTTTCGTCTCTATCTGTTAATAATAAAGAGGCAGCTGTAGGAGGAGGAGCAGGAGATTCTTTAGAAGATATTAAATTAAACACTATAGCCAGTTTTTCAACACAACAAAGAACTGTAACTAAAGAAGATTATATTATAAGAGCTTTATCTATGCCTTCTCATCTAGGGGGTATTGCTAAGGCCTATATAACAAAAGATGATCAAATATCTCCTTTAACTTCAAGTCCTAATAGAATACCTAATCCTTTAGCATTAAATTTATATACTTTAGGATATGATAGGAAGAAAAATTTAAAAAATTTAAACTTAGCTACCAAACAAAATCTTCTAAATTATTTAGAACAATTTAGAATGTTAACAGATGCAATTAATATTAAAAATGCTTTTGTAATCAATTTTGGTTTAACATTTGAAATTACAGTTTTAAAGAATTATAACAACCAAGAAATTTTATTGAAATGCGTTTCAGAACTACAAGATTATTTTAAAATAGATAATTGGCAAATCAATCAACCTATTATAATAAATGATGTTAGAAATATAATAGGAGCTGTAAGAGGAGTACAAACAGTAGAAAATGTTTTATTTGAAAATAAAAATGGAGAATCTTTAGGATATTCAAAATATAGATATCCTTTTAAAGCAGCAACTAGGAATGAAGTTATTTATCCTTCTTTAGATCCTAGTATATTTGAATTAAAATTCCCTAACCAAGACATTAAAGGACGAGTAACAACATACTAATATGGCATATTATTTTATATTTCCCGAAACCGACACGACATTATATAGTCATCCCGATAGAGACCACTTAAATACTGGCCGGGATGAAATTTTAGAAATAGTTAAAGAAAGAGGTTCAACAAATAACTTTTATTATCCTTCTAGAGCTTTATTAAAATTTAAAAATGAAGATATAAAAGATGTAATTAGAGAAAAAATCAGTCATGAAACATTTAATTCTAATGTGGTTGTAAATTTACAACTTATGGCTGCTACTCCTCAAAATGTGAACCAAACTATAAATTTAGAAACATTTGCTGTATCATCGTCATGGGATGAAGGTACTGGAAGATTTTCAAACCTACCTACAAGTTCAAATGGTGCTAGTTGGGTATATAGAAACAATACAACCATTCAAACAGCATGGACTGATGGAAAAACAGAATTATCTATAATTGAATTTGATTCGAGACTTACATCGGATGCCGGGGTTTTTACCTCAAGTCTACAAAACGATTCTTTTGGGGGATCAGGATCTATATACATTACGGATGCTGAGGGTACTACAAGTACTTTAACTTTTTCAAGTAGTGTAGCAGGTAATACATTAGCAGAGGCTACTACAGGTATTTCGGGTACTTTATACCCTATAATGGTAGATGTAGATCCTCCTGCCACTTTTTCATCTTCAGCTAATCAATTAGCCATAGATACGGCTAGAACAATAAATACTATACCAGGATTTTCAGCATCTTATACAGATAACCTCACATATGTTTTTGCTTCATCTTCAGGAGATACAGTAAATACGACTACAACTTTTCAAAGACTTCCTGGAGTAGATGCAGCAATTGCCGCTGGTTATAATATATTATATGTAACCGCTTCTGTAGATCCCGCGAGAGATGGTGTTAGCACAGCATGGGCTGCTGGGACCACAGGATCTCTTAATGAATCCCTATGGAACGGAACTATGGCGAGTAGAGGAGGGGGGAATTGGTATACAGGAAGTGAGTTTTATTCAACACAACAGTTTTTAGTAGGAGATTCTTTAGATCTAGACATGGATGTAACTAAAATAGTTAAAAAATGGAGTGAAAGTCTATTTAACGATAGTACCTACCCTACAGGAGTTTCAAATAATGGTTTTATTATTAAATCTCCAGATTCTGTTGAAGAATCTATTTCTTCAAGCTTTGGTGCTATACAGTTCTTTTCTGTAGACACACATACAATATATCCACCAAAACTAACATTTAAATGGGATGATTCTAGTTTTATAGATGCTGCTACAGGTAGTGCTAAATCAGCAGATGATGAATTAAGTGTTAATTTATATAACAATAAAGAAGAATATAATCAAAATGATGTTGCTAGATTTAGAGTCCATATAAGAGACAAATATCCTACAAGACAATTTGCTTCGTCTTCTAACTATTTAAATATTAATTATTTTCCTACATCTTCTCATTACAGCATAAGAGACGCTTATACAGAACAAGAAATTATTCCTTTTGATCATAATTATACAAAATTAAGCGCGGATGAAAAAGGAATGTATTTTAATATATATATGAAAGGTTTACAACCAGAAAGATATTATCGTGTTTTATTTAGGTTTATTGATGCAGAAGGATTTTCAAAAGTATATGATAATGATTATTATTTTAAAGTTGTTAGATAATGGCAGAATATACACCAGAAAATACACCGAGTACAGAAGGAGCACCTTCTGATAACAAAAACAAAGGTATAAAATTTACAAAAAATATTGTAAGTAATCAAGAGGTAGTTGATAAAATGGATCTTGGTTTTAGTGAACTAGCTGAATCTAGTGTTCCTGTAGATGAAGAATCTATTTTAAATGACTATGATAATGTTTTTTATAACATGAAAGTTTCAGGGGACCATTCTCATAAAGCCTTAGTAAATAAAATATATGACCATGTTAATTATGCTTGGGTTACAAATATGGATAGAAAAATTATTCGAAAATCTGATGAAGTAGTAGAAAAAGAAAATGAATTAATGGCTGCTGAAAACCCAGGTGTAAACAACCCCCCGGGTCAGATATATGAAGATGGCTCTTATTTAATAGCAGGAGAAAATGGAGTTAAATATCCCGAAATGGATACTGTTTATATTATGCAGGAAGGAAGAAAAAGAGCTATTGCATCTGCGGATATTTTTAGATTTGTAATCAGAAGAGCTGCTGGATTACCTGAGGATTTTTCAGGAAAATATTATGTA